AATTTGGGCACAAATTTTCTAAAAAAATATAACATTACAAATTTTGTATATGATATATTTAATAGAACTGAAGAACATAATAATACTATATTAGAAAGTGTTAAAAATGGCGTTGATTCGGTAACATTATTAAATGTATTAAACACTATAAAGGAGAAATCAACTAGATTATATGTCATTAGACAAGCTTATAGTTTTTTTAAAGATGTTATGATAATTACTTGTTATAATGGGAATAATACTGGAGTTGGTAGTATATCAAAATCAAACACATGGCAAGAAAATAGAAATGTTAAAACATATATACCTGAAATAAAAGAAGCATTAGGAGATGTTAATATAGAATATAAAAATTTATGTTTAATTATTAGAAAATCTTTAAATGAAAATTTTTCATTAAAAACTCAAAATGGTTCAATTATAAAAAGATCAAAATTTGGTGTTGGAAAAGATATTGGAGATAGTATTTATATTCATAAAAATTATGTTAATGATGTAATATCAGACGATTTATATAATAAATTTTTAATTCATGTTAAAAATTTTCAATTTAATATTCTAAAAATAAAAAAAGATTTTACTTCTATTACTTTTATTAATTCAAAAAATTTTGATACAGCAGATGAACCATCGTTATATGAATCTATGAAAGTTGATATTACTGGAAACACAAAATATGCTAAATATGATGAATTTAATCCACCAATTTATCATCATAAATGGTTATTTGTAAAAGATGATTATAAAAATTTTGACGTTGAAAAATCAAAGCAAAGAAGTCAAGAATGGTTAAGTAAAAAAGATATTGATTTTACTAGAATTGGATATAAAAAATATTGGGATAATTGGATAAAATAAAAATGACTTTTTTTTATTAATATATACTAAAAAAACAATTGAAATTTTATGAAGAAAATTTTAAATTTTAAACAATATAATGATGGTGTAAATGAAAAGTTATCACCTTTACAAGAAGAATATAGAGAATATTTTAAGTGTATTCTTGATTGTTATGGTGTTAAATCGCCAGCTAAACTTTCAGATGATAAAAAGAAAGAATTCTTTGACAATATAAATAAATATTGGACTAAAGGAAAAGGTGCTACTAAGGATCTTGATAAAATTAAAGAAGATATTTGTGGTAAAGGTGTTAAAGATAAAAAAAATGAAAAAAAATAATAATATATAACATATAAAAATAATTTAAGAAAAATGAAAGATGCAAAAAAATTAAATAATCTTCTTGGTATAGAAGAAATGTCAGCAGATAAAGTTTTAGGTAAAAAAGCTAAACCAACAAAACGTACTGAAGTTGCAAAAGATGTTCTTCAGGAAAATGCTTATGTACTTGGTAAAGATGTATTAGGTGGAAAATTACCAAATAAAGAATTTCATGCTGCAAAAGGATTGAATAATTTAATCAGTCTTGAAGATTTCACAAAATCTGTTCCTAATACAAGTGCTAAACCTACTAAAAGAACAGAAGTAGCAAAAGATGTTATTAAAGAAAATGCTTATGTACTTGGTAAAGATGTATTAGGCGGAAAATTACCAAATAAAGAAGATCATATTAAGCCTGGTAAAGGTTTGAATAATTTAATATGTATTGATGATTTTACAAAAAATTCACCTGCAACTGCTTCAAAAGCAACTAAACGTACTGAAACTGGAAAAGATGTTCTTTTAGAAAAAAAGAAAAAAGAAGTTTGTAAGAAAGATGATTGTGACGATGATGACGATTTAAAAGGCTTGACTGCAAAACAAAAAAAGCTTCCATTAGCATTCCAAAAATCTATATTAAAAAGACAAGGTAAAAAATAATAATAATATTATGAAACGCATACAATTATTTGAAGGATTTACTTATAATCTAATTTTAGAAAATAAGAAAAAAAAGGATAAAAAATGGATAAAAAAAGCAATTAAACATACAGGCGCTCTCCATAAATCATTAGGTGTAAAAAAAGATGAAAAAATTCCTTTGGAAAAAATAACTTCTAAAATTGAAGAGTTGGAAAAAGAAGCTAAAGGTGATAAAAAATTAGATAAAAAAGAATCTAAATTATTAAGAAGACTTAATCTAGCTAAAACTATGAAAAAATTCAAAAAAGAAGAACCTCCAAAAGAAAAAGAAGAAGATAAAAATACCACTCCTTAGATAGTATCTCTGGATAGATGCCTCAACCAAAAGTTGAGGCATTTCTTTTATTTTACTCATTACTAAATTTTATAATACATATTGATAAATCTTCATTTATTATAATAAAATCACATTTTAAAAAATTAATTATATTTTCTCTTCTTTCAGTATCTTTTTCAGTTCTATAATTATGATGCTTTTCATTAAATTCAATAACTATATTTTTTTCAATATCATAACCATCTAACCAATATCCTAATTTTTCAATATAATACTCACCACCATTTTCAGCATGTATAATATTAAAATTATTTTGTATAGAATATTCTTCTATAATTTGAATTGATTTTTTATTATATGATGGATAAAATTGATTACCTTCAAATTTAGCAATAGATATTCTTTTTATTGCAGATAATCTCATTTTGTTTTTTGTTTCATTTGTATGTTTTTTACCAAGTGTTGTTCCATTATGTGTTTTATAATATTCTTTTAGAGATTTACTCAGTTTTTCAGAACTTTCTTTAGAAAATATTTTTCCTTTATTTCCATTACTAATTTTTTCCAAACTTTCTTTTGTGTGTTTTTTACCTATAAATCCAGATTTGCCAAACATAGGATTATTTTCACCAGAAACATCTGCATGATTTTTCTTTATGTTTTCTTTATGTTCTTTTGAAAGTATTTTACCTTTTTGACTACAACTTAAACAAGGAGAATTTTTTATAATAGATAATTTAGCATGATAGTTAGAACTATATGTTAGTACTTTTTGACATTTCGGACATAATTTTTCATTATCTTTTAATTCCATATTATATAATTATGTTTTTGACATCTTTATTATTTTTAATCAAATCATTATATATAAGCCATTCAATATATTTAGATTTATTTGTTATACTCTGTTCAACAATATCATACAATTTTTTATTTATACCTATTGTGGTGATTATTTTAGTTTTCATAAACATTTTTATTATTTTTTTATATACTTTATATATAAAAATTTGAAAGTCAAAACAGATTAATTTTAGATTAATTTTAGTTAAAAAATGTTAAATATATGAGAAAAAAACTAACAGAAGAAGAGAAAAAAAAGAAAATGACAATATGTATTGATGAAAAATTATTTAACATATTTGAAGATTATATGTTAGAAATTGGGAACTCAAATAAAACAAAATATATTGAAAAACTTATTAGAGAAGATTTGATAAGTAGAAATATGATAAAAAATAATTTTATTGAATAATGTTGAAATTAGATGAAGTATATTTAGGTGATTGTGTTCAGGTGATGAAAGATATTGATAATGGCTCTATTGACATGATTTTAACAGATTTGCCTTATAATGTTACAAAAAACAAATGGGATCAAAGTATTATTCCATTAGATTTATTGTGGAATGAATATAAACGAGTGATTAAAAAAAATGGAGCAATACTTCTTTTTGCTCAAGGTATGTTTGCTGCTAAATTAATTATGAGTAATGAAAAATGGTATAAATATGATTTAGTTTGGAAAAAAGGCGAAAGAGTTAGTGGTTTTCTAAATGCAAAAAAACAATTTATGAGGAATCACGAACAAATTTTATGTTTTTATAATAAGCCACCGCTATATTTGCCAATTATGGAGGAAGGTGCACCATTGCACGGAAAAGGTAAAAAATATTTAAATAAAGAAGGTGTAAATAATAATTATGGATATTATGATACAACATTACCAGAAACTAGAAAAGGTTCAACTCAAAAATATCCTAAATCAGTTTTAAATTTTGACAAACCTCATCCATCAATTCATCCAAATGAGAAGCCAGTGGCTCTTTTGGAGTATTTAATTAAGACTTTCACCAGAGAAGATGAAATTGTTTTAGATAGCACTTGCGGTTCAGGTAGTACTCTAGTTGCCGCAAAAAAAATAAATAGACGATATATTGGAATTGAAAAAGACCAAAATTGGGTTAATATATCAAAACAAAGACTGAAATAATTTCAGTCTTTGTTTTTTATATTATTTATTTTATCTAATTTTTTCAATCTATTTTCTTTTAATCTTTTTTTCTCAGACTCTTTATTAAGTTTAGACCAATATTGTAGATGCTCCGCAACAGAAATAGAATTTTCTAATTCTGTTGGTAATATAAATACAAATTCAGATTTAAGATTTATTTCCATTTATTTTATCTAATTTTTTTCTTCTTTCTAATTTTAGAAGTTCTTTTTTAACTATTTCGCAATAAGAATTTTTATTTTCAAATATTTCTTCTATTGTGTGATTGAACTTTAACCATTTTTCTATATTATAATATTCTGCGGCTGTTACAAAATCTTGATATTTGTACGCTCTTTCATTTTTCAGATCAATTATTATTTGAATCCAATCTGTCATTTACTTAACTTATTTAATTTTTTCAATTTTTCTAATCGTGGATTATATTTAATATACTTATGACATCTTTTACATGCCCATTCTTTTGGCTCATATCTTTTATCAGGCTGATATGCATTATGCCCTTTAATTTTACATATTATTGGTCCAAATGTATCACCATAAGTAACTTTATCAAAATTCTTAATTAAATACCAAACTCTTTTGTAATTTTTTATTTTAATAAAAAAAAAGATATCTTGTGATTCTCTACATGCTCCCATTATTCTATAACTATTAAGTCTGTGTTATTGATTGAACACATATCCCATTCACCAGGACCAAATGTGAATGTTAATTGTTCACATTCAAAAATTTCAACTGATATAACATTATAGTCATTTATAAAATCATAACTGGTATTTTGATCATTATATTCATATAATTTAATTTTTTTACCTACTATCAATTTTTCTAATTCTTCACAAACATAATTTAAGTCACCGTTTTCAAACATTTCTGCTACGTTAATTTTCATAATTTTCTTTTATTTTTTCTAATTTATTAATTCTAAATTTTCTTATTATTTCAGGACATTTTTCCGGAGTCATTAATTTTTTACTCCAACTAGATATATTTATATGATTGCTAAACATTTTTTTAAAAACTTCTATTTTATATAAATAAAGTTTTCCTTTTCTTTCTGAATTAAAATTTTTTTCAACAAATTTTATACAATCTGATATTAAATGTTCTAAAAATTCATCATAAATAAATTGATATTCACTTTTTCTATATATGCCGTATATTTTAAATATATTATAATATACTGATGTATATAATTCATTATCAGATGTAAAACCGTTAATATATAGATTGTCCATTTATTTTTTCTAATTTTTTCTTTCTATATTCTTTCAATCCTATAAAATCTTTTTCATCATACCAAGTTGTTTCAGCTCCATTTTTATGTTTAACACCATAATACATAATACCCATTTTGTCAAATGCTCTATTATTAATAGTATATTCTTCATAATCATTTAATGGCCAAGCATCTTCTTTATAAGATTTTTTAAAAAAACTACTTTATCTCCAATTTTATATTTCATATTTTTGATTAAGTTTTTCTAATTTTTGTTTCCTAATTAAATTTATTGAAATACAGACACAATTATTAGGATAATAATCGCAGATTAAATCACATTGTTCACTTTGTATGTGTGGGATTTTGTGTGAGCACTTTATTTTACTACAACTTTGCCAATTAATACAAATTTTTTTGCTCATTTTTATTTTCTGTTATAAACATTTGATCAAATTGTCTTTTGGTGAATTCTGAATTACCATATTGACCATCTACAAAATATTTTTTTGTGTTGTTTTCGTATGAGTAAAAATAATTATATTTTTTATTATACTCAAATTGCCCGTAATCTATTCGACAAATAGCTCTCATTAATTTAGATTATTTTTTATTTTCATAATTATAATATTTTTTGTTATAAAGTTTATAATCAATATTTTTTTTATTTTTTATATCGTAATTTAGACATTCTTCTAAATTATCAAAAATAATAATTCTTCTTTGATTTGTTTTTAGTTCTTTTAATGCTTTTGTTCTTCCTCCTAAAATTTCTAATATGAGATTATTTTCTTTATCATAAAAAAACCAATATCTAGCATTTGGATGAATTTCAAATTTTTTAGGTTTATAACCTATCATTGATTTTTTTATATTTGATTTGTGCTCTTCTGAAAGTTTTTTGTTTTTACATCTATCACTTGTATTTTTTTTACTCATTATGCCATCAGATGTTTCATAGAATTTTTTAAGTGATATGCTTATTTTATTTTTTTGTTCTTCTGTTTTGAAAACTTTACCATTTATTGCTTTACTTATTTTTTCACCAACTTCTTTAGCAGTTATATTTTTATACGGTTTCTTTTTACCTTTTCTTTGTTCTGAAAATTTTTTCTTTATTTCAATGGCCTTTTCAATGCCATAATATTCTTCATATGTTTTACCTTTTTTAGCTTCAATTTCAACTAATTTTCCACCAGTACCACCTTCAGATAAATTATAGCCTATTTTTAAATCTCTAGAATTATAATACTTAATCCAATATTTTTCCTTATCATTTAATTCATCTTTGGTTAAACACTCTTCTAATATTTCTTTAATAAAGTTTTGTATACCATGTTTTTTTATAGATAGTGTTAATAAAAGTCCAGAACCTAAATATGTCGGATCATTTGTTGAATTTTGACCTATGTATATTTTTCCATTTACAAGGTTTGTAGTTTTGTAGATTATCATAAATTTTAACCTCGCACTTTATAAAAAACAATAATATTATAGTATTTTTGTTATTTTACCATATATTTGTTTGGACCACCCATTTATACCACCTTTATTGTTGCCTATTAGAACTCCTTTAATTGGGTCTTTTGCTTTTACTAAGTGTGTGTAAAATGCGGATTTAACTTTACAATACACTATATCATCAATTTCAACATTTTCCCATGTTGCTGGTGTTATTTCTACTGGTTGCTTTGATTTAATTATTGGTAACATCGAATTACCTGGTTCTTTACTGATAATAGTTTCACCAGCTAAGAGCTTTTCTACTTTAAAATTTTTCATTTATTCATTGTTTTTCATCATCTTTGAGCAAAGATAATTTTTTTAATTTGTTTTTACGTAAAATTCTTATATTTATTGGAATTAATTCACCATCATATTCAGTGCAAGTCTTATCTGCACACCATAGTGCTGTTCCTCGTGATCCATCAGTATCTTTATAACGTAGATAAAGATTATGAATATCATCACCACTAATTACTGTATATATATTATTTTCTTTATCTTTTAATTTTAATCCTTTATAAAACATAATCTTATAAATTTAAAAAATGTTATTCTTCATTGTCCCATAACATTTTTAATTTCTTGATTTTTTCTGGTCTGGTTGGTCTAACATCACCTTTGTAAGTGTAATTAACTTTATAATAATCATTAACTGTACACCATGTCCAAGATGGCTTGCCTTTTATAATTTGTTCAACATCATATGATACATAAAAATACTCCATATTTTGTTCAAGATGAAATTTGAAATTTGAACTTTCTGTTAATTCTTTTATGAATTCTTCAGTTACTTTTATAAATTTTAAGGAGTTTTCTATTCCTTCACTAACAAATATTTTATAATAATATTTCATATATATATAATTTTAATGAAATCCAATGTTTATTTTCCATATCACCTCTAAAATATACACCGTCACCTTCATCATCATATATCCAAAAGCAGGTGGTTTCTCTTATAAAATTATCAACTTTATAAATTCTATAATACTTATTATGTGTATAATATTGATGGCTTACACCAGTAAAAATTAAAATATCACCTGCTTTCATTTTAATTTCTATATTTGGCTATTTTTTGTAATTTTAATTTTCTAATTTCTTTTGGCGTCATAAAAGTGTTAGATAATATACTTTCTGAAAAATCCTCATTACCAATTCTATATAATATAATAATAACATAATCATTATTAAATCTACTAATTGAACATACTTTATTATAAATAAATTCAATTTTATATTTTTTACCTTTTTTGTATATTGGAGTTCTAAAAAATTTATTATTAATTTTTTCCATAAAAGATGGTATATTTTCTTTAGGATGCTCTTTATTAGGATAAATAGCGTCTCTAAAATCATAACAAGTTCTTTTACAAACTAAAAAATCACCTTCTTTCATTTAATTTATTTAATTTATCTTTTCTTAATTTTCTTTTTTCTTTTAATTCCTGCTCTTTATAATAAATTTCATTTTCTTTCATAACCTCAATCCAATATCCTTCATTTTCCATACCTAATTCATTTTGCATAGCAATATATACATTTATGTTCACAGGATCTAAATGAGCCAATGTCGGTGCTTTTTGAACAACCACATAATTCTCTTTGAGTTTTATCTTTTGTATTTGTGATCCATTTTTGTTTACCACAAATTCTTGTAACCAATTCTGGATCAACACATTTATTATGTTCTATTCCTTCAAGATTAAGTCCTTCAGCACAAGTTCCTAATTTAAGATTCCATTTCTTATTAAATTCTATAAGTTTCTTTGCAATTTTTACTTGAGTATCATTATCAATTTCATTAAATAAATTGCCAAGTTTTTTATACGGATCTACAAAACTAAAAACTAATTTTTCTGTGTAATTGTATAACTGGTTTCCAATATTTTCTATTCTTTCAAGAATTTCATCTGAGCGTAATTTTTGATTTACTATTATGGGGTCGTGTCTCCATATCAAGCATCTTTTACCTATTCTATCTGATAATTCTTTAAAAGTTTTAATTCTTTCTTCCAATGATGGGATATTTAATTCATATTCTGGATAATCATTTAATGTGAATTGAAAATAATATTTATATGGTATTTTATCTAAATATTCTATTAAAGGTCGTGGATTTTTGGTCCAAAATACTATTAATTTTATTTTTTCAAATGATATTTCATAGTCTGTGAAAGAACTACTCATAATAACTTTACCTTCTTTTAATCTATCAACAAACCATTCTGATTTAAAAGCTGGTATATCCTCCCTTCTACTCGCTGATATTATATATGGTGTCATTTAATTCTTTAATTGTTTTTAATTTTAAAAATCTTATATATGATGGCGTTTCTTGATGCTCATAATATTTCCAAACTTTTTTTAATTGTGTTTCATCTTTAATAAAAGATTCAAAATCATCTGGTGCAATTTCTTGTTCTATTACATCTATATAAAATGTTTTTGGATAAAATGGTATTTTTTTTATTATTTGACTACTTTTAATTCTTTCTCGTTTTGAATTAAATGCAGAGCCAGTAAATGTGTTTCCATTTTGATTTTTCCAAACTATTGCATCACCATAATATGGTTTTCCATCTTTTCCGTTTTTAAAAATTGAATAACAACGATTATTTTGATATGATTCATTGGAGGGTGGCGGCATAGTTATTGATAAATCGTCAGTATTCCATTCATCATCAGAGCACATTATTGGCGCTAATGGCTCAAAATTTGCTAATTTTTTAAACATATTTATTGCATATGGTGCTGAAGAACCAGAATGTCCTTGCTTAGAAAATACTTCTAAAAGTTCTAATACATTTTCTTGAATCCATTTATCTGGATCATCATCACATTCAGCAATAGGTTTATAACCTAATTTTAAAAATTCTCTTTTTGCGTATTCTATTAAATTACTCATATTAAAATATAATTCTTTTTAAAATATAATTCTTTTTTTAATTATTATATCAAAATCATTATGATTATTGAAATTCCATTTTATATTTTTAACTTTTTCTTGTTTTATTATTAAAATGCTACCTAATTTATTATTTATAAGTTTAGTTGCTATACAATATCCAAAATATCTTAAAATAGGATTAAATAATACTTTTAATAATGATCTATGATTTACAATTTTTTTATCTTTATATAAAATACCTAATTTTAATTTATTCATTTATTTTTGATAATTTTTCTAATTTTTTAAGTCTGCTATATTTTATACATTCAAATTTTTCAAATAATTCATTTTCTGAAAGCCAGAACATCAATGCTCCGTTACCTTTTATTTTCTCTATTAGTTTAATTTGCCATGCATGAGTGCCACTTTTTTCATACCAAACAGGTAAATATTTTGGAATTTTATATTTATGACCTTTATAAAAATAAAATGTCATACCAGTTCCAGGTATAATAAAATCTTCTTTTACTATTATTATATCATTCTTATTTAATTTAGGATTGCTCATATATAATTTGACATTTGTATTTTGTTTATTTTTAACATTCTTTTTATTTTTAACAAATCTTTTTCATTTATATAATTTGAAAATGAATATTCATCAATATTATCAATAGAAAAAAATAAAAAATATTTATCATTAAATTTTACTACAATATCATATAATGAGTTTAGATAAAATCTAGCAAAAAAACTATTTATTTTTTTAATTTTAAATTTGTCACTTAAATATAATGTAGGATCTATTTCTTGATTTTTATTTTTTACTTTGTAATCAAATGTCAATTTATCTAATTCTTCTATTATCCAATTTCCTTTTTGTTTTTCAATTTTTATTTTAGATACTTCTTTTTTATTTCTTAAAAAAATAGCATTGTCATTATCATCAAAATAAATAAAAATATCTTTAACTTTTGAATAACCAATATAACATTTTTTAGTAAAAATAGATAAATTAATTTTTTCAGTAAAGTATTTTTTTGGTATTCCTGTTTTTTCTTCAAATTTACTTGATTTTTCAATATATTCTTTAATAAACATTTTGAATTTTTCTAAATCAAATAAATTTTCATATTTTTTATAAATTTGAAATAAAAATTGTGGATCAAAATCTCCACAATCAAGTAAAGTTGTTAATTCACTCATTTTTCAATCTTTCTTCTAACATTTTTATACAATTTTCATTAATATCAAAAACAATGTAATTTCTATTCAGTTCTTTAGCAGCAATGGCAGTTGTACCTGATCCAGAAAAATAATCAACTATTAAATCATTTTCATCTGTAGATGCTAAAATACATCTTTTTACTAAATCTTTTGGTTTTTGAGTATTATGCTTTGTTAAAGTATTATTTGGTGTCTTTTTTGTTTTCGCATATGATTTAACTTCATGCATTGACCAAAATGGTACTGTTAAATCAATCCAAAGATTAGATGGATGTGTTAGTCTAATTTTTTCACCATCTCTCTCAAACCAATCCTTAGGCTCACCATTTTCATCTCTATAAGGTGCGATTACTTTTTTTTCTGTTTTGATTCTATCTACATAAAACTTATATTGTTTTTCATTTTTAACTGCGAACCAAACATCTTCGTGCATTGATTTAAAATTTCTATTTGCGCCTCTACCTTTATCTCTTTTCCAAGTGATTCTATTTATTATTGTAAAACCACAATTTTCTAATATTTCCTGAATTTTACCTGAATGTTGCCAAACCGTGCAAACATAAATAGAGCCTGTATTTTTTAATTGCTTATAAGATAATGATAACCAATCTTTTGTCCAATTATAATAATCTTCTTTATTATTCCATTGCTTATCCCAGTCATATCTATCACCTTTTTCTAAATCAAGATTTTTTGATCTATTACCAGAAATAAAATATGGCGGATCACAAAAGAAAAAATCAACAGAATTTTCTTTTACATAAATATTTGATTCATTATAATTTAGATTGTAGTGCATTTAATTTTTCTAATTTTTGTTTTCTAAATTTGTGTTTAGCACTGTTTAAGTACTCACATACTTCATGTAATTCAAATTGTCTCAAATATTTAATATATTTAGTTATTTTTTCAAATTTTAATTCTTTATTTTTTAAATCTTGATCTATTAAGGTGATAAAATTATCTGTTGCCCATTCTAGAGACGTTCTATTATCTGGAGTTTTATCAGTCACCTTATTTTTATTTTTAATTAGTATCATATATGCTTTTTTAAAATTGTCATTTTCAAATAACTCTATAAATTGCTCAGTTGTCATAATTTAATTTATTAAGTTTTTCTTTTCTAATTTCTTTTATTGGCGCATAATTAAATGATACACTATTAAATTTGCCATTAATTCCATTTAATTCAATTTTTGTGTGCCAACTATGAACTTCAACATTTGATATTTCATATATAGTTTCAGTGTTTAATATTCCATTCGGATCACTATTTGAACCCCAGCACACCTGATCTATTGTTGATCCTATAAATTTTATTCTATCTCCAATTTCAAATTCCATACTATTATCCTTGCTGATTTTCATTTAATTTATTTAATTTTTCTTTTCGTTCTGTTCTTAGTCTTTCAGATTTTACTAATGAAATACTTGTCCAATAAAATTTTTCTTTTCCATCCCACATTAAGCATTGTCCAGACTTTACTATTTCTCCAAAATTTGTTTCCATAATTTTTATATGAATTTGTTTCTATAAAGTTTTAATGATTTTTTTATTGATATTTTTTATTTATATTTGGTATTAAATATGAAATTATGCAGTATAAAAAAATTAAATAATGATTACACACCAAACACCTGATAGAAATCTTCTTTATATTGGTAAATCAAATAAAAGATTTACTCACAATAAAATATATAATTATTGGAGTTTATCTGAGTCTAAAGATAGATTTCATATATCAGTTTTTTACAATGATAAGCAATTAATGACTTTCAGATATTTTGATTATTTTAATAAAAAATTTAAATTTATTACAGAGAATGAATATAATCAATTAATTATAAAATCAAATAGAAAATTAAAACTTAAAAAAATATGTCGGTTCAAAAACAATTTATAATGACTTGGGTTTTAATATTTAGTGTTATACTTGTATTTTTTGTTATTAAGTATATAGTTGAAAAGCTAATAAAATTAGGAAGAAAAAATATAATTGTTGTGGAAAAAAATAATTTGTCATTTTTTGAGGAATATGATTATTCTTATAATTATTTTTCTGAAAAAAGAATGCGACCTCAATATTTACATAAAATTCTTGATAGTTTTAAAACTAAGACAAATGTAGATGGTCTGGTTACTATTGAATCTAAATTTAATAATATTCATTATGCTATTTTTGATTTAGATTCTGGTGATAATTTAGTTTTATTTAGACATTTATATCAAGATACACCTTATGCATTATTTTATAGTAGTGCAGATCATTATTGGGGTATAATAGATTTACCATTTAATAATATTAAAGATATTTTTTATGATACGAATTGGAAAGTATGTAATGATCAAAATTATGTGTCTTTTTCTAGAAGATCAGAACTTCTATTATTGAGAGGAGTATATGAAACTGAAGACAGAAAACCGAAATTACATTCAACTAAAGGAATTTTTTCAAAAAATTTTCAACTTTTTATAGATAAATTGTGTATATATTATAACAACGAGGGATTAGAATTTTCAGTATTAAGATTCAAAGATCCAAAAATGTTGATTAAATTTAATAGAAGAAGAAAATTGCAACAATTAAAAGATATAGAAAAATGAAAATATCAGAATTTAAAAATTCAATTGATTGGAAAATGTTTGGAAAAATTATGTCTATAATTTCTTTTATTATATTATTTTCAATATTACAACCAAATAGTATTTTAAATTTGGCACAAGGAATTTCGTTTATATTAATAATATCTGTATCACTTTTGAGTAGAGTATATATTGAATTAAAATTAAGAGAAACCTCAAAAATTCTCACTATTAAAGAATTAAGAATTAAAAAATTAAAAAAATTAAATAGATGGAAATTCCTAAAAAATTAGAAGAGTGCTATTTAGTATTAGAAAACATTGAAGACCTTACTACTTGGTTAAACAACTCAGAAAATTCAGCAACTGCCAATGCTCATCATTCAATAGGACAATGGATTAGAAATAATTGGGGGTTATGGAAAGAAGAAGGTGAATTGTATAAATGGTTTAAGGAAAATGAAATAAATCATCCTGATGATATGAGTAGTATAATATTAACTTCATTTTATCGTTATAAGAAAAACCAAGATATTAGATTAGTGGAGCAATTTGAAAATATAATTGATTTTTATTTAAATGATAAAGAAAAATTATTGAGAAAAAGAAAGAAAAAATTAAATAAAATAGAAGATGTTAAATAAGATAAATCTAGATTTTGAGTCGTTATATCAAACTGTTATAAGAGATTTTACAAAAGATCAAAAATTTATGGCAGAATTAAAAAGAATAGAGACTGGATGTCCAAGTGGACCACAAGGAATGCCTGGTATTCCTGGTATGACTAAAGCTGAAATTAGAGCATTAGAAATAAAAAGACTTAAAGAAGAACGAATAAAAAAACTTGAAAAAATAAATAAATTAAATGAAAAAAACGATTAATTATTGTGGCAACTGTCCATTCTCATATTCAGATTATGATGATTTTGCAATAGGCTATTCAACTGCTGACATTTGTACTTTATCAAGATTTTTAAAATTAAAAGATGATTGTATTTTAGTTAGTAATGGTGACGAAGAATTAAAAACACCTAATTGGTGCCCTCTTAAAACTGAAGAATTTACATTTGGTTATAAAGAATTTTCTACTAAAAGACAGCAAGAAATAGAATCTACTAAAGAAGAATTAGAGATTTTACAAAATTGTGTTGAAAAATATGAAGATTATGATAATCCAATTGCAATAGAAATGAGTAACAATATACAAAATTTATATAACAGATTAGGTGAACTTCAAAGTAATGAAAATGAAGAAGATTCTGAAAATTATTTTCAAACTGAATTAAATGAAAATATAAATGAAATAAAAGATCAATTATTTAAATTGGAAAATGCTGGAAATAAATTACAAGATTTTTTTAATAATTTGGATAAATGATAACTTATACAATAGAGCAGCAAATTGTGTTGGAATTGATAGAATATTATTATTAGATAAAAGAAAAGAATTACTATATTCTGCGGCTATTGCTTTATTCAATCAAATATGGAATTGTAAATTTGAAATTATAAATAGTACATATCACAGTTTTAAATTTAAAAAAATAGAGTCGTTATTTATTAGAAATTTTACTTATAATCTATTTGAGCTTATTGATAATCAACTTTACTATTTTGACACTGAATATGAACGTAAAGTATTTTTAAGAAAATATAAATTAAAACAATTAGAAAATATAAATTAATGAAAAAATTAAGTTATAAAGATTTCAAAATTGGTCAAAAAGTTACTTGTGCTAAAACTTGTCATGATGGTAATAATGATGATTTTTATGAACAGCATTTGACTGTTGGTAAACAATATAAAATTGAGGATCTTGATTTTCATTTTCCAGAAAAAATGTGTATTCGTAGTGATAATAATAAAGTTAGTATGTTTATGCCTATTGAGTTTTTTGATAATATTAAATATATTCGGAAATTGAAATTAGAAAAAATTAAAAATGCTCAAAAGTGATAGATATATAATAACACCATTTTTAAATAATTCTTTTGATTCTTCTATGAAAGAATTAATCAAATTTGTTGTTTCTGAATATAAATTAATATATGAATTATTTGATTTTGGTAATATTACATATAGTCTCTGTTGTATAGATAAAACTACAGTTGGCTCAAATTTTTCAAACATGAAAACACCTGATATAATTTATATTAGTGTTAATTTTATGAACGAAGGAAGTTGGACTAATTCAGGAGGGTTAATATATTGCACAATAATATTAAATTTTCGCACCAAAATTGAAGTACGATGGGATACTTCACCTCGTGGGTATAATTATGAATATTTTAATATTACAAAACTTAGAAGATTAAAACTTGAAAAATTGAATGAAATAAATGAAATATAAAATATATTGTATTAAAAATCGTGATAAACGTGATAAACCATGGAAATTTAAAAAAGGTAAGTTTTATACATCACATTACGATCCATATATTGAGCCTGATTTGAGGACATATAATATTTATCATGATGATTGTGGTTATGCAGTAATGCATATGCCTCATGAAACATATATAAAATATTTTTTAAATATTAAAGAATTAAGAAAATTAAAATTAAATAAATTAAATGAAAGTTCTTTGTAAAAAAACATATGATCTTGATGGCGTGATAATTTTTATAAAAAATAATTGGTATCATATATTATCTAAATATGACACATATGATAAAAATAGTATAGTTGCCAGTGTTTTTGTTGAATCTAAGAAAAAATATGGCACTAGATTTTATAAATCTAATTATAAAAATAATTATAATTATGAAAATTTATCATTTGAAGAATATTTTTATTCAGCGCAAGAATTAAGATATAAAAAATTAAAAAAATTAAAATTAAATGAACAAAATAACTAATTGGATAAGATATTTAATAGGTATATTAATAGGCATGATAGGTGAATATTTATATCGGTCTGAATTTTATACATCGGCATTTACAGTTTTAATTTGTCTTGTATGGCTTATGTTAATTGATATCACAGACAATATTGGTAATAAAAAATAAACAAAACTGACAAAATGACATATAAAATATCGTGAAAATAAACGATAAAGTGTATTTATTGTGTTTTAAGACGATAAATAAAAATGGCACAAAAATTGAAATAAAATAAAATAAAATAAAAAAGTAAAATTATGGGAAAAATTATTGGAATAGACTTAGGATCGTATAATTCCGCTGTTTCTATTGTAGAGGGTGGACAGACTGTTATTATACCAAATTCAGAAGGATCGTTAACTACGCCTTCTATTGTTTCATTTGATAAAAAAACAGGTGAAATTAAAGTTGGAGAAAGTGCTAAACGCCAAGCAGCATTAAATCCAAAAAATACAATTTTTAATATTAAAAGATTAATGGGTCGTACATATGATGAAGTTAAACATCTTAAGCGTCCTTATGAAATTGTTAACAATAATGGTAAAGCTGCAGTTAAAGTAAATGACAGAATTTATTCGCCAGAAGAAATATCAGCTATGATTCTTCAAAAAATGAAAAAATCAGCTGAAGAATATTTAGGCCAAACTGTTGAAAAGGCAATTATTACAACTCCGGCTTATTTTAATAGTGATGAGAGAAAATCCACTCAAATTGCAGGAGAAATTGCTGGTTTTAAAGTTGAAAGAATTATTTCTGAGCCAACAGCTGCAGCATTAAATATTAAAGATAAAAAAGGTAAATTATATATGGTTGTTGATTCTGGAGGTTGTACATCAGATTTTTCAGTAATTGATATAGAGGATGGATTATTCGAAGTAATATCAACAGATGGAAATTTAGATTTAGGTGGTAATTTAATAGATGATGCATTAGTAAATTATATTGCAGATGATTTTTTAAAGGATACTGGCACAGATTTGAGAAAAGATCCAATGGCACATCAAAGATTAATCGAAGCATCTGAAAAAGCTAAAATAGAATTATCAACTACTACACAAACAGAAATAAATTTACCTTATATTACAGTTGTAGATAATATTCCAAAACATTTGGTAAAAACTATAAATCAAGCAAAATTTAATCAATTGATTCAATTTTATATTGATGATACTATAAAATTAATAAAATCATCTATGAAAAAAGGTGATAAAAAAGTTACAGATATAGATAATATCGTTTTGGTTGGTGGTAGTACACGCATACCATATTTGGTAGAAAATATTGAAAAATATTTTGGTAAAAAATGTGATAAAAGTTTGAATCCAGATACTAGTATCGCATCTGGTGCTGCAATACAAGGGTCAGTAATTACAGGTGAAAATTCTGATATTTTATTATTAGATGTTTGTGCATTAAATTTTTATATTGAAACTATGGGCGGAATTGCAACAAAAATGATAGAATCTAATACCACAATACCGACCAGCAAAACACAAATATTTAGTACTGCTGTAGATTCACAACCAAGTGTTCAAATTAATGTGGCTACAGGTGAAAGAGAATTATTTAAAAATAATAAATTTTTAGGTACATTTAGTCTTGATGTTATGCCTGCGAGACGTGGTGTTCCACAAATTGAAGTAGAATTTAATATATCAGCAGATTCTATCTTAACTGTAAAGGCAACAGATAAAGGAACAGGAAAAGCAAATAATATTAGAATTGAAGGAAGTTCAGCATTAACTAAAGATGAAATTGAAAGAATGAAAATGGAAGCAAAAGAAAACGCCGAATCAGATAGAATAGAAAAAGAAAAGATTGATAAATTAAATCAAGCAGATTCTTTAATTTTCCAAACAGAAAAACAAATTGAAGAATTTGGTGATAAATTAACTGATACCGATAAATCTGAATTAAATTCTGCTGTTGAAAAACTAAAAGAATCTCATAAAACACAAAACTTAATAGATATACAAAAGTATTCAAAAAATTTAAATGAGGTTTGGAATAAAATTTCCGCTAAGTTATATGAGAATAAAGAACCAAAAAATGAAACTCACGAAGCTAAGACTGATGATAAGTATGGTGAAGCTACAGATGTGGATTTTGAGGAAGTTAAATGAAAAAAAGCCAGAAATTAATTCTGGCTTTTTTTATTGTGTGATTTTCAAATAATTCATTTAGTATATTTAATCTAAATGCTGCTTTGTATGCGCATTTATTATTTTTAAAAAAATCACTTTTATTTATATATTTATCAGATTCTTTTTTAATATTTTCTTTTATCCAATATCCTTTTTTAACCTGTGTGACGGAATACCCTTCATTTGAATGATTTTTAAATAATTCATTCATTATATTTAATATAGATGATGCTGAATATGCTTTTTTATTATTTTTTGCAAAATCATTTCTATTTGTATATTTATTAGCTTCTTCTTGTAGTTTTTCTTTTGTCCAATATTAAATAAAATATCAAGAAATCAAACCTCTTAATTGAGGTTTTTTTTATTTT